TCTAATTCAATAAACTTATGTTTATTGGAATCTGAATTGCCATTTTTTATCATAGCGTTAATATTTGACTTTGCTAATGTCATACATACATCTTGACATTCAACTGTTGTTACTGTTTGATGATGTTTAAGAAATAACCAACTGCTTATTCCTGCTGTACTACACCAATCAATAGCATGATTGCCTGGTATTCTTTTTAAACTGCCAGGTGTTTGCGTAATATGGTCATTAGTCATTTCCCAGTCACTTATATCAAAATTTGTTTCTCTGAAATCAAACTGCCAAACATGATTTAATGCTTCAAAAGATCTGCCATTTAAAAACAATGGCTTTTTAACTAATGTAACCTTTTTCTTTGGTACATAGTTTGCTTTTCTTTCACGCCAATATTCTTTATCAGCATCACAATAGTATGCTCCAGCAGTTTCTCTACTTTTCAGTTTTGTTTCTTCTCGAGTAGGCACAACTATTCGTTATTGCTGTTTAACAATTCCTGTTTTGCAGTGTCAATATCAGCCTGTACAATCTCTGGATGTAAGTCTAATATTTGTTGATCAGTTAAGCCTTGCATAATCATTTCTTGAATATGACTGCTTCTGTTTTCCACTGTGGTAACTGGATGTTCTAATGTTTCGCTCATAATTGAGTCGTTAATTTGTTGTAGTGCATCTTCGTCGTCAACAATAGCACTTGCAATTGATTGTTCTATGTACTGTCTAAGTTTAGAATCTGTAACACCAATTTCTGTTGCTAATTTAAGATTTAACAAGTCTTGTTGTCTATCTCTTGTGTCAAAACTGTCGGGGTAGTAAATTTCACCATCCCATGCAGTACCTTCCCACAAGCACCATAGTCTCCAAATTTGTTCTTCTGCTAATTGTAAGTTGCTCGCTTTATCTGATAGTGTACTTGCTAACGCTTTTTGTTCAATTAACATAGCAACACCACTACGGGCTGTTTTTTGACCAGTAACACTGTCTAAGTGTGTCATTTTATCAATTGCTTCAACTTTACGGTTTATAGTATCAAGTAGTGTACTAATGTTTTGTCCGCTTGGTGTAAGCAAAAATGGTTTTAGTTCTCCTGGTAATTCTGAAGGCATAGTGATAATCGCACCTGCTCCGGCACTTGCTTCTGTGTCTAATGTTTTAACAAGTGTTGGGTGATTACTTAATTTAATCAATTGATTAATTTCACTGTAATCTGAATAGATACTTCTTTGTATGTCTGAAATATCAGCAAGGTCTGATAAACCAATACCATGCTTCCAAGTTCTGTTATTGTATAACACAACTACAGGTATTTCACCTAATGCATTTGGTATACTTTCTTCTACAACACCCATTTTATCATTTTTATACATAACAACTGTTTCAGTCATTTCTGGTGTATAAATTTTTACCTTCATCATGTCTTCATCTTTTTTGATGATAACTTTAAGGTAAACTAATTCCATATAACCGTTTGGCTTTCTTTCGTAACGCCAATCAATTACATTCTCGGGTGATACTAAACTAATATATGGTCTAATACCTTGTCCTAATTCTTCTGCTCTTGTGCCTGCGTTGTTGGCTGGCTTGTCTACAAAAATATAAACACTGCCATATACTCCGCTCCACTTACTTGCTTCACGAATAAAAGAAGTATAACTTCTTCCATCTAAATCTGCATCTTTTAAAAATGGTAATAGGTTTGGATTGTTTTCTATTGATCCATATCTTCTTTCAATAGTTGCTCCATATATGAAACTACTATAACTATCAACTGTTCTACGACAGTGATTCTCTAAAGGTGTTTCGTCAAGGCGTTGTCCATACTCTCCGCCTGTTTCTAATTGGTATTGAAATAGGTACTCACCGTTTCTGTATGCGGCTCCTCCTTCATATGAATCAGCGTATAATCTCCAACGAGCTATATTCGCCGCATAATCCGGATGTACATTTTTCATTTGGTCTTGTGTATACATTTGTAATATCCTTACTGTTATTTACCCAAATCTACGAACTGGGGGTGCGTTTACGGCCCATCGTGCTGGTTCATCCCGTGGTGTTGTTATTTTTTGAATTGGATATAGATATTCTACCATGTAACCTAAAGCATCTGGCATATGATCTAATCCACTGTTCTTATCCTGTTCGTTTGTGCCTTCACGGTAAGACAATTTGTTTAAACAGTTTCTTAAACTTTTACATTTAGGATCAACAAGTATCTTACCACTGCTAAAAGCACTGTTAACACTGTTAATTCTATCTTTTACAGGTGGGTGACTTCTTTTAACCTGTACATTGAATCCTGCATTGTATAATATTTTATGATCCGTAGTTATTGAACTCGTTTTACGAGCCTTTCCTGCTGGATCTGGGAATACTATTACTCTGCTTTTTGGATATCTTTTTTGTATTTCTTCAACCATTTCAAATGTGTTGCTGTTTCTTAATTCTATTTCATCAAATATGTGCAAGCCTTGTTTACTTCTTGTGGCTATTACAGCACTACCTGGGTCAATGTTGAAGTCCATTCCAATATAAATGTTGTCAATTGCATCAGTATGTTGTTGTATGTGTAATTCATTAAAAGCATAGTACACTAATCCTTTGTAATCAACCCAATCGGCTAAAAATTCTTGTTTAAATGTTCTTTCGTCCATTTCTTGTCTTGCAAGTTCAATTTCTTGTGCTGGTATTTGTCCACCTTCCATGCTTGTGTACTTAAAAGTAGCCCAATCATTTTGATCTTGAGCCCATTCATACAAATCATAAAAATGATTACCTTTGCCTTTGGGAGTTCCGATCCATAAAGCGTGTCCTTGCTTGTCTGCAAGTGCTGGTCTAATAACAAACTCCCAAGTAGTAGGGTCTACATCGGCAAATTCGTCAAAAACGACGAAATCCAAACTAACACCACGAAGAGCATCCGGATTATCCGAACCTCTTAAACTAATTTTACTTCCGTTAACTAATCTAACTGTTAATTCTGTTTCGTTGATCTTTTTTACCCATTTAAGATCAGATAATCTTTGCTTTAGTTCGTCCCATACCACAGTTTTTGCTTGTCTGTATGTTGGAGCAACATAATAAATGTTTCTATTGGGTATTCTTGCAAAATAACACAAGTCGCGAATGGCTAAAAAGGTTTTACCGAATCTACGACCGGCACTTACCACTCTAAACCTGCTCTTGCTGTTCGCTATCGTCTGTTGTGGTTTCGTCAGTTGCATTCTTTTCCTCTTTTGCTTCGTTCCATGGTAGAGGAACATTACTTTCGTCATTTCTCATACCATCATCACTCATGCCTAATAAATTCTTCGCTAAAAATATTTGTACAGGTGCACTATTGTTTTCACAAGCATTTCTAAACATTGCTCTACGCAGTTTCATCTTGCCGTGTGCTTTACCCATCTCTATTGCATCTAAGGCTTTAGGGTCTCTTTTAACTGTATCGTCGCTACAACCCAATATATGTGCTATCTCTTTGCGACTACATTGTAATTCAGCCATACGAACAATTTGTTCATAATCAAATACATGAACTTTTGGTCTACCTGGACCTTTTTTATCTTGTTCTTGTGCCATAATCTAAAAACTTCTTGCAGTACAAACAATTCTAAAGAACTTGCGTTCTGTTTGTGTATCGTTTGTTACAATAGTATTTCTTACTGTGTAAATATTACCTGCAGTACCGCCTGTAAGAATAACATTTGTTTGTTTTGTATTACTGTGTATACTTTGTCCACTTACTACTAATGGATCACTGTCTCCACTGATGCTGTCAATTGTAAAATTGCTTGAAGTGATGTGTTCACCAGTTGCTAACCAATTTTCCCAATTAAATGTATACTGTAAAGTCGCCTCGGGATCCTTATCAATATACAATCCATCAGTATCTCTTCTGTATCCTGTTAATGTTGCCATTAATAAACCTCCGTTGGTTGTATTCTTGTTTCACTTTCAATTGTTCTTGTTCTACTTTCGTATCCTACTGGATAAATTCTACTTTCACTATCTTCAAATGGTATAGCAAAAAGTCTATTATCCGGATCCGTTGGTAAAACATAAATTCTTGTTTCACTCGGCACACTGAAAGTTGTGTGCGGATACGGCGGGTGTATAACACCTGCTAATATACTTGCAGTCATTGTCAAGTTTGCACTTG